GTCCGTGGTGGTCACGAACGCAGTGCCGGCGGTGGTCTTGAAGGATGTCACGCCATCCTCACCCGCCTTCTGCATCAGCCACGACTCCAGCATGGTCATCTTGGCCTTGATGTCCGCGACCTTGTCCTTGGTCTCGTTCTCTACGGCTTCCTTCTTCCTCCGAAGTTTGAGGTAAGTCTCCACCACCTGCTCGACCGTGAAGCTCATTCCAGCCTCCATACCCGGACGCCAGTCTGGTCGCCCTTCTCCGCCTTGGACGTCACGAACCGGCCGCCGTAGCGCGTGTTCGCCCGCTTGCAGAGTGCGGACATCTGTGTGGTGTCCTTGTTGGCGACGAAGAAGCTGTCGCCCTTCTCCAACTGGTCAAACGGGTACTTCCACCGCACGTTCTTCTGCGGCAGCGGTACATCCTTCTCGATCTCAAACGACATGTCACTCCTTTCCCATCTGGGCTATCAGGTCCAGCAGCACACCCTGTAGCTTCTGCTTATTCTGCAGTCGCTCATAGATGCGGTGCTCTACCTCGGTTGCTTCTATATGAACTACGTTCGACACATGTCTCTTACCGATGCGTTCGACGCGGCCATTCGCTTGAACATACTGTTCGTTACTGGTTATAGGTCCGTACCATACAACGGTTGACGCTGCTGTCAAGGTCAATCCATGCGCCATTGTTGCAGGATGTGCGATAAGTATGCGCGGGTCACGCGCGTTCTGAAAGTTGTGGAAGATGTCGTTGCGCTTGGATGACGACACCTCACCGTTGACGACGGCCACGGTCCAGTGCTTGGACAGCTCACGCTCCAGCATGCGCAGCGTGCCGGTCAGCGGGACGAACAGGATGACCTTCTCCCCTGCCTCCTCGATGACCTCCTTGACCGCGTTGATGCGTGGCGCGCAGTCCAGCTCCAGTCTCTCGCCGTGCTCGCCGTAGGCCACGCCCAGTGCGATCTGAATGAGCTTCTGCGCCTTGACCGCCTCGTTGACCGCCGTGATCGTGCCGCCCGCAACCTCGGTGACCAGCTGCTTGACCATCTGCTTGTAGTGCTTGGTCTGCTCTGCGGTCATCTCCACCTTGCGGGTCTGGATGACGGTGTCCGGCAGGTCCAGACAGTCCTCCCGGGTGAAGCGGATGGATGGCTGGAGCACGTGCTTCACAATATCCACGCTGTCCGGGCGGGGCACAAACTTCCACTGGCCGATCTTGGTCATGACCTGCTCTCGGAAACCTGTGTAGCTCTTGGACATGTGCGGGCTGTTGACCAGCTTGGCCAGTGCCCATGCGTCCGTCGGCTCGTTGGGGGTGGGGGTGCCGGTCATCAGCCACAGGTTCAGGTCGGGCTGCACCTGCAGCCAGCGGTAGAACTGTTTGAACCGCCGGGTCGACGGGTTCCTGTAGACCGCTGCCTCGTCGATGATGACGAGGTCGAACTTGTCCAGCGCCTCCTTGGCGATGATCGGGAAGCCATCGTGGTTGATGATGTAGAAGTCCGCCTCGGTGTTCAGCATCTTGATGCGCCGCTTGGCATCGCCATAGAGGGTGACCGACTTACGGTGGTAGAACTCCTTGAACACGGCGTCGCCCCACACACGTTCCAGCGTGGACAGCGGCGACAGGATCAGCACCTTCTTGATGACGCCAGCATTCATGAGGAAGTCGGCCGCCCACAAGGCGCTGACCGTCTTGCCTGTGTTGCCCGTGGCGAAGATGCACCCGTTGCGCCGCAAGATCAGGTACGTGCTCGGCACCATGAAGCAGTACTTGAAGCCGTCCGTGGATGGGACGCACTCCATAGAACGCAGGCGTCGGCCACCCGTGGCCCCTAGAATGCCTACGCTGCCGCGCTTGGTGGTACTCACGCCCACCACGTACTCGATCGCGCTGCGTTCCTTCCTCTCGTAGGTCTGCAGCCGCGCGGTGTAGCCGCACGCAGCGAAGGCGTACTGGACGAAGTCCGCGCTCTCCTTGGTAGAGGTGAAGAACTCCACCCGCGGCTTGTTCTCCCGCACAGTCCCGTCCCAGTGCGGCACTTCATCGGCGATGACCCGCAGCTGGTGTAGCGTAGCCTGCCAGAATTGTGGCCCGAACACCTTGGTTCTGAGCGGCGGCATGAAGGACAACTTGTGAAACCCTTCGGGGGCACACTCCCTGTAGCTGTACGGGATGTGGGCAGCATCCAGCAAGTCGCGCAGCCTGTCCTTCTTGCGCTGCTTTTTGACGCGGACATAGCAAAGGTTGCCGCCTTCCGGGATATACCCATCAGCGATCGCTGCCACCATCACACGCAACTGTGCGTCGGTCAGCGACAGCCCGACCCCGCCCGGCACGGCGAATGTCGTAGGGATGGCAGCGTCCGAGAACCCGACCCGGTCTGCGGACTTCTGCACCCGGTCGCCGCCAACCCAAGCATCATGGCGGTGCAGGAGCTCCACGGCCGTCGTAGTTTCGACCTTGGCCGCATTCGTCTTGGACTGCAGCAGCACCCTGTGCTCTGGCGACAGCATCTGATCGATACCATAGCGGGTCTTCAGCCTGACCATGGTGTCGCATGGCAGCTTTACGAATTGCGGCTCGGCAACAAAGTCAATCCGCTTGGTGTCTGGCCAGTACTGCGCCACCGCCCCACCTTCGTAGTCGGCAATACGCTGCCACCCTGTCGGAGACAGGTACTCCGTATCCGCGTCCACGCAGCCAATCGAGTTCAGCACAAGGCAGCGCTTGTGCAGAGTAAGGAAGTCGGCCGTGGATTTCTGGTGGTCGTAGGGTGTGAACTGCCCGGGCCAGTCGTACTGGTAGCCGATGGGCGACGGCGGGTTGAACCCCAGCTCCTTGAGGCGCTGCATCTCCGGCACACGGTGCGGGATCACGACGATATTAGGGTCAGACGGCAGTTGCCGCGACTTGGGTATGCACTCTAGGACCCTGTTGGGGTCATTCAGTTTGAGGGCTACGGCCCTCGCGGACTCGACGACAAGCATGTATCCATTCCCTTACCTGCTCAATCGTGGCCTTGTCGTAGACCACGAAACACTTCCCACCCGCTGCCTCGATGTCTGCCATACACTTGATCTGCAGTGCTGTCGGCTTCTTGGTCGCGTCAGCTTTACACTCGATACCCACGAACAAGCCCTCCACAACCGCAACTCGGTCTGGAATACCTGCACTACCAAATGGTCCGGCTTGCGGGGGGTAAAACCACACCCGCTCAGCCTTCATCATCTTGTCGAGCGCTGCCTTGATGCGCCCCTCTGGAGTAGCCATGGTGTCACCCCTCTACTTTACAGTCAAGATGCGAACTCGCAGAAACCTTTACACGGGCAGTACTTGCACAGCCCGCTCGGCTTGGCCGGCCAGTTGCCTGACTCCAGCGACTTCTCCACACGGTTGATCCGGGTAAGCAGCTTGGTCCACATCCCGTCGGCATGCTCCCGCTTGTACGTCTCCCGGTCGGTCGCGTTCTCCTTCGTCCATACAAACATGGACGTGACAGCGGTGACCTCCGGGTTGAAGGCGAAGGTTGCAAGAGCAAACATCTCCAGCTGGTCGAAGTCGGGGCGGCGCTTGCCGGTCTTCCAGTCCACCACGATGGCCTTGGCATCCGGCCGGATGATGAGCACGTCCAGCTTGAACCGCAGCCATGCGTCCTCGTCGAACCAGCCGGTGGGCTGGAGGTCGCTGGTCAGGGTGTACTCCTGCTCGATCGTGAGGGTAGCCCCACCCTTGGCAACGTGCGACGCGAGCACATCACACAGCGGCTGCAGTGCGACTGTCTCTGCAGGCAATGGGGCGGTGCCCTTGAGGGCATCCTCCAGCTGCTTGTGCACCCGCTCACCGTAGACCGTGGCTTCGCCGACGCTGTCCTTGACCTCCTTGGTGATGCGCTGGTGGTAGTACCGCTTGGGGCAGTTCTCGTACATCTTGAGGGCGGTGTAGGAGTGGGCAAGTTTGGTGGTCATCACGTGTCTCCATAGGTGTAAGCCGTGCCTGCCTCGCAGGCCACGGGCAGGTCGGGTGCCCAAGTCATGGCTTGCCCTTTGCCGGTCTGCAGTTAATCGGATACGGACACCTTCCAGCCGCCGCATTCCAGCCGCAGACGCAGATTTTCTTTGTGGTCATCACGTGTCTCCATAGGTGTAAGCCGTGCCTGCCTCGCAGGCCACGGGCAGGTCGGGCGCCCAAGTCGGGGCGGTGGACATGATGGCCACGATGTCCTTCTCCGCCTGCTCGGCCTGATCCTCTGGCACGATGCAGACGTTCTCGTCGTGGACTTGGAAGGCGACGTGATACCCGGCGTCCCTGATCGCCAGCATCTGCTCGGCCACGACAATGCGGGCCAGCGCCTGAGTGCAGTTGTGCACTACGAAAGGTCCCGAAGAACCTCGGACCACGAAGCGAGAGTTGGGTCCGGCGTTGCGGAGGTCATAGACAGGTTCCGCTGCCACCGATAGAACAACGTCGACTTCGGCACGCCCGTCAGTCTGTGTGCTCTGGTAAGGTCCACGGGTAGAGCCCCGCGCCTGTTCCCAGCCTGCACGGTGTAGGATGTCCAGCGACAGTTCCCGGGTGTGTAGTCCCCGTTGTTGTCCTTCCGGTCCAGTGTCAGACCCGACTGGTAGGTGGGGCCCATGTCCCCCCAGAACGCCGCGAAGGAGGCATCCCACTCCGGGCATACTCTGATCCCGCGTGCTCCATAGTTGCGCCACGCTTGGTGTGAGGGTAGCCGGCACCGGTCCCGCATCGAGCGCCATACCCAGTAGGCCGGGTGATTGGCCATGCCGTGAGTCTTGTTCGCCGCCGCCATCATGCAGCCACACGAGGAACTCCCGCCACGCTGTGCCCACTTTTCCACACCACTGGCTACGCGCGTCACCTCCGTCCCGCATATGCACCGGAATACCCACAGCGAACGGCGACCGTTCGTGCCCTGATACCGTACTCCCGTCAGGTAACCAAAAGTCTGACCTGTATAGTCCTTCGCACGATGATGCACGGCGCCACCCTTTCTCGGTTAGGACCTCATGGTCCGGGGTCATGCGGACCCCATCGAGTTTGGTAGTAGACTGTTCGCCTTGACTAATCAACCCGTCATGCTGCACCCATTGCACGCCGTCCCAAAGCCGGTCATCAGTCAGCACGTCCACAATCGGGACCCATCCCCGCTGGGTAAGTACTTGCGTGTCGCCAGCCAAACAGTTCTCCGCCACCATCGCGCCATAGATGCGGCTCTGGCCGGGGATCGTGCCGCTGTCCGCGTCCTTCGGGTCGCCGGCCAGCCGAGCCTTCATGGCTCTGTCAAACATGCGCCTGTCTTGGATGTAGGTGAACTGCCGGGTGGCGGCCGTGAGCCCGTGGTACTGCAGCCGCATGCCGTTGGGCAGGAGGATGCCATCGGCGTCATAGGTCAGGATGTTACCGATCCGCCCCCTGCGCCCAGCCGCCATGCTGGACAGGGCGTAGCCACACTCACCCCACAGCTTCACGATCTGGTGGTAGCCTGTACGGTACGTGCGCACCAGACGGTCGACGTCCTCCTCGGGGATGTCCACAGGTGGCTTGCCGCGCTTCAGGGTCAGCTGAAACTTCTCTGCCGACATGCCGTAGCCCAGCCCAAGGATGGCGGACTTGCCGACGTGGCGCTCCAGCTTGTCGGCCTTGGTCACCTTACGGCCATAGAAGACCGTGGCGAACTCGGAGTACACGTCCCGCCCCTCGCGGAACCATTGCACAAGGTCGCTCTGCCCGGCGAGGTAGGCCACCATGCGCGCCTCGATCTGGCTGCTGTCACAGCTGATGATCTTGTGCCCCTCGGGGGCCCGAAGGGCTTGGCGCAGCGCACCACCACGGGGCAGGTTCTGGAGGTTCATCTTGTCGCCACCAGAGAAGCGGCCAGTGTGCGCGCCATAGTAGTTGAGCATGATGGGCAGCCGGCCACGGCCAGCCACTCCGATCAGGGAGGAGGTGCGCGTCTCCTCCAGCGTGGACTTGAGCCCAAGCCGTGCGGCCACCAGTGTCTGGACCACGGGGTTGTGGTGATCCTGCAGCGCGAGGAAGTCGAGGTCTGTCTTGGCGAAGGCGAAGGCTTCCTTGCCAGTGGTGCCGCTGATCTTGGTTGGTGGCTCTACCCCGCAGCGGCGCAGCAGCTTGGCGAACTTGTCGTTGGACATGAGGATGTCCTTGCCCTTGCCTCCAAGGGTGTCGAGCAGGGCCTGCTTCTCTGCCTGCACCACTACAAGGTGTGCCTCCAGCTTGTCCACGTCCAGCTCCACCGTCGGCTCGGTGTACATCCGGAGCGTGCTGTCGATGATCCGGAGCTCAGATACCGGGAACCCTTTGCGCAGCTTCTTGAACAGGGCGTAGGTCAGGTCCACGTCGTTGGCGCAGTACCTCATGTAGGCCGCAAGTTCTGCAGAGCCGAAGTCCCTGCGCCGTTTGCCGATCGCGAGGATGACCTCCTCGCCCTTCTGGCCCAACTCATAGTGCTGGGCCAATGCCTTGAGGCTACCACCCACAGTGGACTGGTGCTTGGGTCGTGCCATGGATAGCGTGTCGAGCCAGAGCTTGGGCTTGATACCGAAGTGCCACGACAGGATGGCGCCGTCGAACAGGGTGTTGTGGCAGAGGATCGCCTTGTCGCTGTAGTCGAGCGACTTGAGGAACTTGCCCGGGTTGTCCCCGGTGTAGGTATCCACTGGCCCGTCGTTGACCTTGACGCCGACGCCGATGACCTCGAACAGAGGTGATCGTACGTAACTTTCTGTCGTGATCTTAGACAGGGAGTAATCCCTGTCGTAGTATGTCTCAAAGTCGATAGTAACTATGTCCATCATTCGCCCCCTAGTTTATGCCTATCGTCTGCGCCTATGCCACGGCGCCGGTACACTGACAAGAACACAACACAACACAAAGCGTGAGACAGGTGCGAGTACCCTGTCTCCGGGTCGTTGTCCTGACCACCCCACCATGCCCACATGTGGCGCATAAGTGCACCAAAGGGACGGCTCCATGCCATGCCCTTCGCCCAATTATACTCACCATACTTAACAGCACCGTAAGTTAATACAAGTGCTACTTCTTCCAGCATCTCGGGCGGGAGCAGATCGTAGCGCAGCTTGCCTTGGTCGAACTTGACTCCCCCGAGGTCGGCCTGCGTCCCCTCAGACTTCATGGATTTCCACTCCTGCTTCGTTGAACATCTCCAGCACAAGGCGGAGGTCTGCGGCCCACCGCTTGAGGAAGTCGGCTGTCGGGATCGGCCACACAACATGGGTGATGCCTGCTTGGATGGCGGCCCCAGCACACTGGGCACAACAGGGGTGGGTCACCACCAGTGTCGCCCCGTCAAGCGGCGCGGTGGCGAACGCGATGGCATTGGCTTCTGCGTGGCGGATCATCTTGTACTTGGTGTCACGGTCATCGAGCCGCTCCGGCTTGTCCTGCACCCCACGGGGCAGGCCGTTGTACCCAGCGCTGACGAAGCGCCGCTTGTGGTCGAACAGGATGGCGCCGACCTTGGTCGACGGGTCCTTGGACAGCTTGGCTACATGCTTGGCCATGTCGATGGCCCATGTCTCCAGTCGTTCAGAGTTCAGCGGGTACTCGCTCATGTGACTTCTCCTTGTGTGTCACTTGTTTCTACCTTGGCGATGGTCCAGACGGGGCGAGTCCGCCCCTCCTTTTTGTATTCGATCAGGCCGTCGTTCAGCAGGGATGACAGCGTGTTGTGGGCAACCTGCGGTGTCACTCCGAGTATCTTGTAGATTTCGGACCCCCTCATGGGCCGCTTGCGCAGGGCAGCCATGATCTGCTTGCCACGGGTGTTGGTCTCGAGGGTCTGCTTGCCGCGCTTCTCGTCAGGCGACATCGGCACACGTCCCGGGACCTCGGTGATCCCGAGCCGCGCCGACCGCAAGCGGCACTCCTTGGCTGGTGTGAGACCGCGGTATGCTTCTGGGCACTTGTTCATATCAATTACACGCTCCAATGATGTATTCGATCCAGCCGTAGCCCAGAGCCTCGTAGAGGACTACTCCGAGGATAGCGACAGACCACAGTGCGACGGGCAGCCAGAGCCAGAACCAAGGGGTATCCTTCATGGCTTGGCCCCCGTGAACGGGGTGGGGATGGCGCGGATGGCGTCAATCTCGGCTTGTGCTGGGTGTTCCAATCCAAATTCGGCCATATCTTCCACCACATCTGACCAGACGGCCGTTATGGCATCAATAGCCGCCTCCCGCATCGCATCCACCGCAGCCGCCAACCCATCCCCCGCCTTCACCACCGCCTCAAGGGCGGCAATGCGGGCCGCTGTACCTACGGGGTGAGTTTCAAAGTCGCTCATATCATTCCTCCCTCTTCTGCCACTCAATCCACCCGGGTTGCCCATAGACAGCATACCACTCAGCCGAAGGGGCTGTGCTGTCCACCTCGTGGTAGTCGTCTGCGTCACCCTCCTCGACGAGGGCAACAGCCTCCTCAATGGTATCCGCCTCGACCTCATAGATGTAGGTCACGGTCTCTTCTGCTTTGATCTGGAACTTAGGCATATCATTCCTCCCATTCATCAACGTCAGCCTTCTCGGGGTAGCAGGTGAACCACTCGCGGCTCGGCTTGGTCTGGTCAGGCGACCGCCACAGCTGAAACTTGGCACACTCACCCCTCGCATACATCGCCCGGATCGCGCCGGAGATGGCGTTGTAGTCAGTCAGCCCGTCGCCCCGGGTCTTGCCGGGGAACAGGCGTTCGAACAGGGTGCCGACAGTCCACACACCGCCGCCAGTCAGGGTGGCACGCACCCGGTCCGCCGTTGTCGGTTCTGCAACCTGCAAGGCATCCGTCAGGTCGAACTGCTCGAAGGGCATGGCGTATTGGACAGCTCTGGAGAGGGGCGCCGGAGCCGCACTGGTGGGGCGTGCCGCATGGACGGCCAGCCATGGCGTCCGGTCTGCCTTGTCAGGGAAGCGGTTGGGCACCAGACGGGCAGTGAGCTCGGCCCCCAGCGCCACGACGCCGGCCTTGGATACGCTGACCGGTATGTAGCAGTTGTCCCCGTTGTCCAGACGGACAGCGAAGGCTGCCCCGGAGGGCAGCACGTTGGCCACGATGATCGTGGTCTCGATAGGTACGAGTTGCATGATTGATATTCCTCTCAGACTTCTGTGATTACGCCAAGCGCGGTGCGCAGGGCATGGCTGTGCTTACTGATGATCGTGTCGATGAGCTTCATCTGCTCTGTGGTATCGGGCGTCTTGTAGAATGTCCGGAACATGTCCTCTGCCACGCGCTGCACAACACGCTCCATGTCGTCGCCGTTGAGGGCAGCGTGAATAATGGCCACATCTTCGGGCACACGGTAAGACATAATGGGAAAGTCCCACCGTGTCGCGCCGCTGTCCCGCAGAACCTCGATCCTAGCCGTGAACCCGCCCAGCTTGACTATGGTCTTGAGGTAGGTCTTGAGCGCCTTGGACTTGGCCAGCCAGTCTTGGCGGGCGACGGGGTCGGTCACGATCTGGGGCTCCCTGTAGTTGGGCGCCAGCCCCGCCGTCAGGTCGATGGTCAGGCCATCGTACAGGCGGTAGTCGTAGGAGATGAACTCCGTACTATTACCGGACACGACCGGACGGACCCTGTAGTGGGCGCTGGACCGCCGCACATACCGCACGGGCAGGACATTGTGGATGGTGTGCGGCACGAGTTGACTGACGCCGGTCGCGGGGGCCAGCAATCGCAGGGTGTTGTCCGGCAGGAAGCGGGCCACCTGCGTCGTGAAATGGTACGCAATGTACTCATCGCCGTCCTTGAACAGCCGCCACCCCTTGGTGGATAGGGGCTTGCCTGCACTGGGCTTGCGGGCCTTGGCGAACAGGTCCTTGGCTGCTTCGTAGGATACTAGGTGTGTCATGCTGCCTCCTCATCCAAATCTTCTGCGTCTGTGTCCAGCTCGTTGGCCGTGATGGTTTCCCAGACAGCCTCGTCGCTTGTGTGGTACTCGTGCTCAGCTTCGAGCTTGCGGTAAAGCTCTCGCATGTAGGTCCGCCACTGTTCAGTCACGGCCGTCTCGAAGTCCTCCATCTCCTTGGCAAGAAGCTCCTGCCATTGTTCGACGATAGCCTCGTGGAACTCGGTCGGCTGGGGCAACATGCCTGTCAGCGTGTCGCAATCTGCCCAGAACCGGGTGCAGTTCTCGTGATAGTAGCGCCCTGTGTGGTCGCAGTTGACATAGACCTCGCCGCCATTCTCCAGCAGCTTGCGGATCATGGGGTACTGGTCCTTGTGGTGGTGGTCGAGGTAGACCAGTGCGTTGTCCAGCTTGCCCTCGAAGCAGGCGCCGTCACCCTGCGAACTGAACCCGGAGAAGTATATCCGCTCCACATGTATGCCCACCGCTTTCATATCCTCCTTGAAGTCCGACTCATTACACTCCCACCAGCGGTCGAACTCGGTGTTAATGTATCTGTATTTTTCCAAAAGAGCGGTGCGTTGCGATGAGCGTGCCATCCTCTGTTACCTCCAGTGTTGTGTGATTATGTGCTACATCCATCAGCACCCGCTGATAGACTTCGACCGCCTTGTCCGCCGCTTCGAGTGCCTCCTCGGCCTCATCCATGGCTTCGTTGCAGTCACCCAGTTCTGCCTGTAGTCTTACTATGTAGAAGGTGGCAGCAACCAACGCCGCTGCCAGAACAAGGAACTCACCTGCTATCATGTCTTGTCTCCTGTTGTACTTGTATCGGGGGTACTACACAGTCACCCGGCAATGCTCACCGAAGGGAGCGTCCATGTCGGTCGTCATCGCCCAGATCAGAGGGTAGTGGCAGCTGTCGGGGTAGGGGGTGTAGCCGTCGGTCAGCACCACGGTGCAGACGATGCCGTCAGCATGGCCCTCGGCTTCGAGGTAGTCGAAGGCAGCACGCACATCAGTGCCACCACCACCATGGAAGCGGATGTCGAGGCTGTCATCCGGACCGTAGCACTCATAGTGGCTGACCTCGGAGTCGAAGTATATGACGTGCATCTTCTCAGGACGCAGGTCCTCATGGACAGTGCGCATCTCGGCCGCCATCTGGGCCAGCTGCTTGTCATCCACGGAGCCAGAGCAGTCCACGAAGAAGGCCATCGGACCCATCACCTCGCCGCTACGGCTGGGCATGTAGAGACCCTGCGACAAGAACCTGCGGTTGGGCCGGGAGAAGCTGCGCTCGTCAGTCTTGTGCTTGGTGACGAAGCGCTGGAGCACATCGCGCCAGTCCACCGTCGGGTTGAGGATGCTGTCGACCAGCCTAGCCATGCCCACTGACAGCTTGCCCATCATCTTGGCAGCTTGCGCAGCCTGCGCCACCTTGACCCGCCACTCAGAGGACTGCTGGGCTTGGTCCTGTGCCGTGCCCTCACCATCCTCAAGGTCTTGCCCGGTGCCACCCATGTCACCGCCGCCCTCGCCGTCACCGTCACCCTCAGGGATCAGGGTGTAGATGTGCTCGGACACACCGTTGCCAGCATCGTAGAGCGCCTTGTTGAGGCAGCCACCCTCGATGAACTTGCCAATGCCCTCGTCGACCAGCAGCTGGTTGATGACGTAGTCAGCCGCCCTGTTCCACCGCTTGGGCTCACGGGACTGACGGCGGAAGTTGTGCTCCAGCATGGGGTGCATGCACTCATGAGCCACGAGGAACTTGAGCTCATCGTCGGTCAGATCAGACACGAACTTGGGGTCGTAGAGGACACGCTTGCCATTGGTGCAGGCCGTGCCGATGCCCTCCTGATAGGTGTGTGGCATACCCAGAGCGATGGAGCCCACAAAGGGGTGCTCCAGTATGAGAGAGGTCTTGGCCTTGGCCAAGCGGGTCTTGAGTGTGTCGAGAGATTGCATGTGTCTTACTCCTTGGTTTTCTTACGCTTGACCGCAGTGGTGGCTTCTTCCCAGCCGAGGTCCCCGGCCAGCCCATTATCTACCAGTCGGGACTTCTCGTAGTCAGCCATGTCGGCTGCCGTATCGATGTCTGCTGCCTCCACTGTGCGGTAGAAGGTCAGCTGGATTTCATACTTAGGCATGTGTTACTCCTCCCATGAATGCTGCCATCTTGGCGGCGATAGCGTTGGCTTCGTCAGCCACTTGTTTGCGCAGGGCAGGGCTGCCCTTGATTGCCTCCTTGCTGTGTCCCACCAGCTTGACCTCCACCTCCTGCCGCATCGCCTCAAGGTCCGGATCGTCGGTGAAGTTGAGCCGTGGCAGGATGCTGCACAGCTCGATGGCGTTGTCAAACAGGCTGTCGTAGAGCCGACCCTCGGTGTTACCCAAGCGTTCGGACATCAGCTTAACATGACTGTAAAGCCTCTGCCAAGCCTCTTTCATGGCCGACGAACTGCTTTCTTCGACCCGGCGCTGGATGTCAGCATGGATGCTGGACAGCTCGTCGTCAGCCAGCTGCACCCTGAAGTCGTTGGTCGGGACAGGCATGACCACGAGGTCCATCTTGAACTTGTGCAGCAGGTCGTGGACATCGGGGTAGTCGGCCGAGTCATAGAGGTTGCCCAAGAACCGCTGCGCCGTGACTTGCAAGGTCGGGTAGTCTGTCAGAAACTTGCGTACCACAAGCTCCCACTCCGACTTGCGCTTCCGGAACGTGGTCATGAAGGACAGGTAGTTGGAGGTCGGCAGCATGTGGGTGTTCTCCAGCCCCCACGGCAGGGTGTTGGTGTAGAACTCCCGACGGATGTCACCCGTCATGGTGTGGATGTTGGCCAAGCTGTCGCTCATGGGCAGCAGCTTCTTGTTGTAATTGCCAGCATCCTTGGATGCGTAGTTGCTGTCGGCCACCTGCTTGGTGGCCTTCTTGTCCAGCTTGCGTGCCGTCCACTGGGAGACGTTGAGCTGGACGAGGAGAGCGCGGTCGCTTAACTGCATGTCGTGTTTCCTTTTCTGTATCTATAATAGAGGGTTGATCGTTTGATGCCGGTGCGCCGCACGGCTTCCTTGATAGACAGTTGCTCTCCGTCCACTTCGATGGAAAACTCGGGTCGCTTTGTTGGCCTGCGACCTGCGTCAAACAACTCTGGTGGTGTGACCCCGTGGTCAGCCCTATGCCGGAGCATTGTGTAAGACAGGCCCAGTTCTTTTGCCCACTTCGCAAGCGGTTGCGTCTTGCCATTGTGTGTAAAGCACCGGTTAGGCCTACGGTTGTGGGCTTGTTCCTCAGGGGTTGCCCAACGGACATTGTCAGAGGAGTACCCTTTCGCATTGTCTATGCGGTCCAGTGTGTGGGTAGGGGACGGCGGATACCCCACGTCCTTGGCGAACGCATCGAAAGAACCTACCCAAGTCGGACACATAGAGATGCCGCGGCCGCCGTATAGGTGGTAGCCTGTGTTCCTAGGGTTAAAGCACCGCTGCTTGATGTTGCACCAGCGTTGGTAGAGCGGGTCGGTCTTTCGCATTGAGGTATCCTCCTGTTACATATAACATACTTAACAGCTAGTTTAGAGCAGTGCAACACTCAGAACAGCACGTTCTGGTTCTTGATGGCCCAGTCGATGAACCCCTTGGTCGAGGTGACAGAGGGGTCACGGCGGACAGCCATGGACATGGCCAGCACAGAGAACTCCGCCGGGCAGCGGCCGAGGTAGGTCGTGGCCCGGCTGATGTTGGCACTGGAGATGCGGCTGGAGATGGCGCCGGACAGAGCGTAGAGGGTGGCCGGGTCAGTCGGCACGTCAGCACTGTCAGGGTTGAGCAGGATGGCATCGGGGTTGGGCAGCTTGCGGTAAATCTTCATGAAGCCCACGAACTCTGCCGCTGCCCCCTCACCAACGGCACCCTTGAAGCAGTCGTACTCAGCCTCCGGAGCGACGACACCAAGCACAGAGCTGACACCCTCCACCCACGAACGAGGTGTGGGGTTCTGGTCCTTGTTGGAGTCGAAGTCGTGGAGCAGACCGGGACGGAAGCGGATGAAGGCCACCACCTCGGGCTTGACACCATGTGTCAGGGCCCAACTGGACCAGTCGTCGAGGTTGGTCTCGAACTCCAGCACAGTCTCACGATTGCGGAGGTGGGACAGCACCCTGTTGGCCCCGGCCCGGTCAGACTGGCGGTTACCAGTGGAGATGACTGTCCAGCCACTGGCAAGCTCGACACCATGGAGGTTACGGGCCTGTTGGATGTTGGCCAGCACCTTCTGGATGTCAGCCGGGGCTTGGTTCCGATCGTCGAAGCACAGCACACCACCACGACCGTCGTCGTAGCGTGACCCCTTGGCAGGGAACCAGTCCGGAATCTGGTAGGTCAGGGTGTTGGCACCGAGGACAGGGATGCCGAAGTCCTCGACCAGCATGGTCGGCATGTGTTTCTCGATGTAGTGCAGACCCATAGAGTGGGTCACATCGCGGATCAACGTGGTCTTGCCACCACCGGGAGCGCCCTCTACGGCGACGGTGCGGTTGATCGAGATGAGGGACACGAGAGTGTCAGAGAGAAGGGATGGACGCATTGTGTGGTTTCCTATGGCTTGTCTCATCAGTGATCAGGGAGCCACCCTGACCAGACCACCCGAAGGTGGTTTCGACTATATGTGGGATGCCCATGCACTCTCGACTATGTCGAAGTTGAACACGAGCGAGTGGAGGGGGGCTGCCACCACCGGGATCATGGTGTCCAGTCTGGTGTCTGATGTCGGGCCGTTCACCAGTTGGCCGAGTCCCTGAGCGGTGCCCCATGCCCGGATACACCGGACGCTGGTCATGTGTAGATGGCCGTCGACGATGGTGTACGTCCTGCACACCAACACGAAACCGTTTGTAAGTACCACAATCTTCATAGTGCTCTCCCCTTGCCGTTGCCGTAGCCGTTGCCGTAGCCGTTGCCGTAGCCGTCGCCGTAGCCGTTGCCGTAGCCGTCGCCGTTGCCGTAGCCGTTGCCGTCGCCGTAGCCGTAGCCGTAGCCGTAGCCGTTGCCGTAGCCGTTGCCGTTGCCGCCGCCGTTGCCGCCGCCGTTGCCGTTGCCGTAGCCGTAGCCGTTGCCGTTGCCGTAGCCGTAGCCGTTGCCGTTGCCGTTGTGGCCAGTGACGACCCTACTCGGTGTCAGCCTGACCCAGTGAAGTGTTGTCATAGTGTGTTCCTGCCCCGGCATCAGCCATGCTTCCGCATCGCGGCGAAGGCGTTGGTCATGGCCTTGTAGTCCTCGAAGTAGGGCACCGCGGTCTCGGTGGTTGCTCCAGCATACCTGTACACAGCACGGCGCAGCATCTCCAGTTCCCGGTCGACCTCACAGCGTTTGGCCATCCGCCGAACCAGCTCACCCCAGCCCTCTGGACCAGCTGTCAGATACCCACTGACCTCACGGTGTGACCAGTCGTAGGGACCTCTGCGCCAGCTGTCACCCTGACGGGGGTCCAAACCGATCCTGATCTGGGTGGTCAGCCAGACCTTGAACTGGTTGTAGCCAGTGTCGCTGAGGGCGTCCTTGGTCAGCTTCTTGTCGAGGGTGGTGACCTCGAACGGCTCAGACCCAGCCAGTAGAGACCAGCGGTAGGTGGTGCCGTCGACCTTGCCCAGAGTGGCGAACTGGGGGGTGTGGTAGTACTTACCGCCGACTTGGGTGACGTTGTCCGGCAAGGGGGTGGCACGGTCAGACCAGTGAGCATGGACACTAGAGCCCCACCCAAGGACAGCCTTGACGAAGGCACAGGTCGAGACCGAGGCATAGGGCTCCAGCTCCACCGTACCATCGGTGCTGAACGTCACCACGTCAGTGGACCACAGACGGAAAGCAATGCCACCATTGGACAGCTGGCGGATGGTCTTGGTGTCGTCGCCCCTCCTGTAGAGGGGCCGGGTGTTCTGGTCACGCCGACCACGGATCGGCTTGGTGCCCTCCCACTTGGAGAGGGCCTTGGTGTAGTCGGTGATGCTGAGGGTGTTGAACGACGATGAGAACATGTCAGAGACCTTTCTTGCTATGGGAGACCCACCGATAGGCGGTGGAGAGGCCGACGTTGTTGAGGGCAGCAGCCTGCTTTACAGGCAGGCCGTCCAAGATGATGAGGCTCAGCACTCTGGCTCTCGTGCTGTCATCCAGACCATAGGCTGGGTGGTAGCCAGGGACCACAATGAGGTGGTCAGGGCAATGGGGTGTAAAGGCCAGTCTCACAGCGACACCTCGACCGGAGCCATACCGGGGTTGAACTTGATGTGGAGGCAGGTCAGGCCGTAGTTCTTCTTCAACTCGTGACGGTCACAGACGGTGATCCGGCAGTTGTTAAGGGGGGACGACTGGTCCACAATGGTGAACTCGTGGCCAACGGTGTAGTCATAGACGGCGTCCTTCTGGCTGATGTAAGGACGGACCGAGGGAACCACAGTCAGGAAAGACTTGGTCTTGGTGTTAAGTTTGGTGGAGAGGTCGGCCAGTTTGGTCCAGTTGGTCATGGTGATAGTCCATATTTGTGTGTTAAGATTGGGAAGTCGGCTGGACCAGATCGATTTCGGTGATGATCGGCCAGCCCCAAAAACTTAGCCGATCCGATTTCGGTTGTCAAGTTTTGGGGGGGTAAGGGGGGGTTTTTGGGCGCGCGCGGTGCGCGTTATTACTCACGCTACCCCTCGTTTCTTGGGTATGGGTGTACCAAGAACTACTACTGTACGGGCGTAGTAATCTCGTAGAGTCGGGTTATCCCTACGGAATCTCGGTAGCATATGTAAAGGCAGCCACTTTACATTACCCGGACCATACCACTTTGTCTTATCCAAGTGTATCAGTACGCAGCCGGCCGGGGGCAGTCCGATGTCATCTGACATTGTGCGTATGTCATCGCGCCACGCCTTGCATATACCGAGAACATCCGGCGATGTAGAGTCGTAGGGAATGCGGGTTATGGCGTTCGCCAAGGTCTGGCGGAGTAGTTGATGGTCCATGTCGTGGTCTCCAGTGGTGTGTAAACCACCTACTATCTACAAATGGGGCCGATTGCAAGACAAAATATCTTAACACGAAACTGAAAAATAGATAGTCTAAGTGCCTGTAATCATTGGGATTTCCGAAGCACTATCTGTAAAATCTACGATTTTTTAGGAGAGACCCCCCCTAAATTGTGAGGCCGGCGTTGGAGTGTAAAGGTGTAAAGTAAGCAATGCTGACCTAATTGCAATTTCCGTCACGTATCATCAAAAAAAACATGTATTTTATATATTATTGAGATACTTTACTACTACTACCCTTTGGTTTACACCCCGCAACTCATTGGTTTCATTGGACATTCCACTTTTCTGTAAAGATACCAACCATCTTATCTTTACACCTTTGGTGTAAAGATGGTGTAAAGCGAAAACAGATAGTTGTTTAATATCAAGCACTTACAGGGTGTAAAGTTTACACTACTAGGTGTAAAGGTGCGCAGCCCCCCGACTGTAGTGTGTAAAGATACTGCGCGTTTACATGTACAAGCTACAGGCCCCCGACGTATGGCGAGTGAAACGAGCAAACAAAACGGCACGCAAGCGCTACGTGTAAAGGTGTAAAGCAGACAACAAAAAGCCCGCCCGGGGTTAGCCGGGCGGGTTAGGTTTACAGTGCGAGTAGGATCGTGGCGAGTAAGATCATCAGCGTGGCGAACATGGCGCCCGCGATCCACTCGCGGATGTTGCCCGAGTTGGGCGACTCGTGCGTGTCAAGGTACCGCTGCGCGGCCCTCTGCCCGATCTTGGATACGTGCGCGTCAATCTTGGTCTGGCGATCGCGCCGCGCGGCGGCAGATTCTTTGGTCATCTTTACATTCCTATGTGAGAGGTGGGGCGGGCCTTGCAGCCCGCCTCGTTTTTACTTCTGGCCAGCCATGAACTGCTGGAAGGCGGCGAACATCGCGGCCATATCCGGAGCCGGCGCCGCAGGGGCTCCGGGTGCCGGAGCGACCGGAGCCGCTTTGCCCTTGCCCTTGGTGGGCTTGGTGCCGTTGGCCGGGATAGCGGCGACTTGCGCCGCGGTCAGGGCCTTGGGCGTCGGCTTGTCGGCCTTCACTGCTTTGGCCGGGCGGCCGTCCGCTTTGAAGTTAAGGACCATGCCGCCCCGGTAGTCAGCGAACCCGTAGAAGCGTGCATCTGTTTCGCCATTGGCGGACAGAACCTCTACCGCGGTCACGCCGCCCAGCAGACCGTTTTCCGTGGCCTTGGTGACGGTCAGCTTGATTGTCAGCGTGACGGGTTCGATTGCAAACATTGCCATGATACGTGGTTTCCTTTGTGGGATAAATGCTAGGCCCAGACCATCTAGGCCCAGCACAATTCCCACGCCATAAACCCATGGCGACTAGCGATGTCAAAGAGCGTCGGGGTCTCACCCTGTCGATCCAGCGGTCGTTTGCTGTTTCGATGACCCTTTATGGCATGGGGCGATGCGCTTGTCAAATTCGCCGCCACATAGGGCAGAATCGCTTTATATCATAGGATAAGACGCACGCGCGCATTATGCGCGCAGGCATAGGGGGGTGGGGGGTTGGACAGAGTATTCGCATGCCCCCCGTATAATGGTAAACCCCACATCCCAAGACCCAAAAATAGCAATCTTTACATTTGTACACTATCCGTACACTACACGTCCACTTTATAGCACCCCCGCCATCAACCGATCCAAAAATTTTCCCGGCCCAAAAACCAAATCTTTACACTCTTGACCGACCCCACCCCCAAGAGGTACCATCGCTTCATGTTCATGAGCCCTGTCCAGACCAAGTGGTCCGATCGCTTCGCCTTCGATCTCGCCCTCCTCATGGAAGGCAGCGGGGAAAAGCTCGACGAGCTTCTGGATCGGCATGAGTACGACGCCAGTGATCTCCTCACATTCAAGAACGACGCCAACTTCCTCAAGAAGGTCGAGGCCTTCAGGGAAGAAGTGCGCACCAAGGGCCTCACTTTTCGGGTCAAGGCACGCGCACAGGCCGAAGAACTGCTCCGGACCTCATGGATTCTCATCCATGACCCCATTGTGAGCCCCGCGGTGAAGGCCGACCTGATCAAGGCGACGGTGCGCTGGGGAGGGCTAGAGACCCCACCGAAGGAAGAAGGCGGTAGCGGGGCAGGAGGAGTCACCATCACCATCAATTTGGGTGGTCAGACCCTCGATGTGACCGCAAAACACACCCCGCCAGCCATTGAGGACGCCGATGTCGTCGAAGACTATTGAAATTCGCAAGGTGAACACCCTTTTTGCCCTGCAGGCACTCATTGCCACCCTCGCAGGGGGTAATCAGTCCTACCGCACCGCGCGCGTCGCCAATCCCAAGCCCGGTGGGCACATTTACACGGTGTTTATCTACAATGCCGCTTGATATTTCCTATACACCGACCCCAACCGTGACCAGATTCATGGGTTCAGACGTCCGGATGCGCGCGATCATGGGTCCCGTCGGTTCCGGCAAGAGCGTGGCATGCTGCTTCGAGATCATACGCCGGGCAGCGCAGCAGGAGCCCAATGCGCAGGGCATTCGCAAGACACGCTGCGCTGTGGTGCGCGAAACAGTGCGCCAGCTGTCGGATACCACCATCAAAACCTTCCTCGACTGGTTCCCATCTGGTGTCTGCGGGCACTTCATGCGCACCACCAAGACCTACTTCTTCAAGGTGGGCGACATCGAGTGCGAGATCATGTTCCGCGCGCTGGATGACGCGGATGACGTGGCCAACCTCAACTCGCTCGAACTGACCTTCGCGTGGTTCAACGAGTGCCGGGACATTCACCCCGACATCGTGGACGCCATGTCCAAGCGCATCGGGCGATTCCCCTCCGCCAAGGATGGCGGGGCGACGTGGCACGGGATGTGGGCCGACACCAACCCGCCCACCATGGACACGTGGTGGTTCTACCAGATGGAGAAGATCGACCCCAAGGACGGAGTCTCGGCCAACGACAACGGCTGGGACGTCTTCAAGCAGCCGTCGGGGCGGAGCCCCTACGCCGAGAACATCGAGAACCTGCCGGATGGGTACTACGACACCCAAGGCCGGTCGGAGGAGTACATCCGGGTTTTCATCGACGGGGAGTACGGGCTGTCGCTGGCCGGCACGCCGGTGTTCAAGTACTTCCGTCCGGACTACCACATGGCCAAGGCCGCCCTGCGCCCCTTCGTCAATGGCACCCGTCCTGTGATCGTGGGGATGGACCTCGGCCTCACCCCGGCCGCGGTGATAGGGCAGCAGGACCCGCGTGGCAGGGCCCTCGTGATGGCAGAGGCGGTCAGCTACGACATGGGGGTCCAGCGCTTCGTCAGGACGGTGCTGAAGCCCCTGCTGTTCGAGAGGTTCGCTGGGGCGCCGGTGATCGTTGTGGTCGACCCTGCGGGCATCCAGCGGGCGCAGACCGACGAGCGGAGCGCGATCGACATCATCAAGGCGGAAGGGCTGCGGGTTATCCCGGCGCGGACCAACAGCATCACGGCGCGGATCGCGGCCGTGGACGACTACCTCATGCGGCAGGTTGACGGCGACCCCGGGTTCCTCGTGGACCCCAGCTGCAACCGGGTCAAGGCGGCCATGATGGGTGGGTACCGGTTCAAGAAGAACGGCGACGGGCTGGAGAAGACAGGTGATGCGGGCAAGCACAGCCACGTTGGTGACGCGATCAGCTACTTCTGCCTCCACGTTGGCAGCCTCGACAGTGGTGCACTGCTGCACCAGAGACGCGAGATCAAGAGAGTTGACGCCCGTGGTTGGGCATGATACAGAGGTCACACCTACGGTTGGCTCCTCCCAGTCACCGCCTGCCTGCTTGACTTGCCCCGCCGGTCCACCCCCGGCGGGGTTTTTCTTGCGCAAGTGGTACGGACTGTGTATTGTGATGTGAAGTCAACCCGCGCAGCAAGCCGTCCGAGCCGCGCTATGTGTGAGGTGCCCCATGCCACTGATCTCCCCAGCGCTCAACCCGGACATCCGCGGAGTCCCGCGCGTCATCTGGAGCGGCATCGCTGCCAGCGACACCTTTGACGCCTTCACCCTGACCCAGCAGTACGGCCTCGCAGCCTCCGTGCAGGTGGTGGGGACGTTCAGCAGCTCTGTCATCACGATGCAGGTGAGCAACGACGGGACCAACTGGGTGACCGCCAAGGACCTGCTGGGGACCGACATCACCTTCTCGGCGACTGGGTATCGCGAGCTCTCGCTCTCGGCGGCCTACATCCGCCCGTCCATCGCCTCGGGCTCGGGCACTGGCCTGTCCGTCATCATGGTGCTGCGGGGTTCGAATGGGGTTTGATCTGGCTGTCCTTAACCGACTGCGCCGGATGGGGACGGTAGCCACCGTCTTCTCCCCTGTATCCTTGTTTGCTGCTTCTGAACCCGGCGTCTGGTACGATCCCTCCGACCTGACCACTATGTTCCAAGACACCGCAGGTACTACCCCTGTGACCACTCCGGGTCAGACTGTTGCTCTGTTGCTGGATAAGTCCAAGGGGTTGGTGCTGGGGTCGGAGTTGGTGACGAATGGGGATTTCAGTGCAGGCAGCACTGGATGGACTCAAGTATCGGGAAGCTGGACTTTTTCAGATGGTCGCGCAATTGCGGCAAACGCTGACTCAATTAAGCGACTTAGCAATACCACATCTTCGATGGTCGCTGGGCGCTGGTACAAGATCACTTGGAGCCAGTATGCGGGTGTGGGAACAGGCGCTGCAAACTGGTCTATTCCCGGTGTATGGAGTGGCGTAGACAACTTTGCCAACGGCGGGAGCTACATTAACGGCGAAGGAGAAAAGACGGTTTACTTTCTTGCGCCCGTTTCAGGTCAATTTTACTTATACAACTTTGAGCAAGCCGTAGAGTTTGACAACATCTCCGTCAAGGAACTCCCCGGCAATCACGCCACCCAAGCCACTACTGCTTCTCGTCCTACCTATGGTATCGTGCCTCTGGGTGGTCGGAGGAATTTGCTGACGAGAACGGAGGAGTTCAACGACAGTTACTGGACGAAATCAAACAGCGCGATAACGGCAAACGCAGACGGTGTGGCTGATTTAGTTTACCCCTTAACTTCGGGAACCCTGCGTGGTGTTGAACGCAGCTTAGGTGCTGTATCTTCAGCAGCCCACACAATCAGCATTGAGGCCAAGGCGTCAGGGCTTAACTTTCTGTACCTCTATGGGGCGCAGGGCAACGTCGTTGCGTACTTCAACCTGTCCACTGGGGCAGTAGGAACTGTTGGCTCTGGCCTGACCGCGACAATTACTAACGTTGGCGGCGGATATTATCGCTGCACCGTTACCCAAACTGTGACTAACCTATTTATCTATGCTGGGGGCTGTGATGCCAACGGCTCAACACAAGCAACGGCAAGCGGCACAAATGGCATCATCATCCGCAACATTCAACTAGAACTCGGCTCCACCGCCACAGCCTATCAGCGCGTTACCACACAATATGACGTAACCGAATCCGGGGTGCAGTCCTTGTCGTATCTGTCCTTTGATGGTGTAGACGACTTCCTTGTTACCCCTACTATTACACCGGGGATTGATAAGGTTCAGGTCTTTGCTGGGGTTCGGAAGCTTAGTGATGCTGCAAGTGGTATCTTGGTAGAGTTAAGTGCCAATATTATTGCCAACACCGGATCGTTTTATGTTGTTACGGGACCTGATCCAACCGTATCAAATAGATATTCATCATCTAGTAGGGGTTCTGGGGGTGTTTTTACAACCAATATTGCCACAACAAATACTGGAGACGCCCCTGACCAAGCAGTCTTGTCTTCAACACACGACATTGCTGGCGACCTGACTACAATTCGTAGAAACGGCGTTGCAGGAACAAATAGCACTGTCGACCTAGGCACAGGTAACTTCCTTGCATACCCAATCTACATCGGTCGTCGTGCTGGAGCCTCCGTACCCTTCAACGGTCAAATCTATAACCTGATCGTCCGCTTCGGTGCCAACCTAAACGCTGGGGCTATCTACTCTACTGAGACTTTTGTTAATGAAAAGACGGGAGCATATTGATGCGTATTACATGCTCTTGTCCTGAACTACTTGTCTCTGATGCCAACCAGTACGCCATGTGCCTTGGGTTCTCTGAGGCTGATGGGGAAACCTATCGTGGATTGAACTGGGTAGATGCCCAAGGCAACCCCTATGCAGCAGCCTCCTTTGAAGCCAGAGACGAGTGGGTCATCTTCGCGCAGGCACCCCTACAGCGCCCTCTCTGGGACACTACTGAAGTAATCGATATGGTAGCCGCAGAACGTGCTCAAGCTGCTCTAGCGTTCAGCACAGAGGCCCTCTCGGCTGTGCCGGGGGTTCTCACCGCTATCGGCGGCATGGATGGGCTGGCAGCATTGGTGGCTATGGGGTTGACAGTTCCGCCAGTAGACGCGGAAGTGTAACTGTTGTATGGTTCCGCCAAGGAGTGACTCATGGCTGGTCTGACGATCCTTCGCGTAGTCGGTAATGCACAACTTGTTCGCGAGGAGCGTGAGCAGGCTGAGCGCGATCTTGCCGCCCGTCAGAGCAGCCCCATCATGTTGGGCATCGTCGCCCACCTGAAGCAGTGCTGGGATGCTGCACGCATCTCGCGCGATCCTATCACCGACATCATGCTCAAGGCCATGCGGCAGCGCAATGGTGCGTACGAGGCGGACAAGCTCTCCCAGATCAAGGCGCAGGGTGGCTCTGAGGTCTACATGATGATCACGGAGGTCAAGTGCCGGGCGGCCGAGAGCTGGCTGCGCGACATCCTGCTCGACAGCGGCACGCCTCCATGGGACCTCACCCCCACTGCCATCCCGGACCTGTCTCCGAAGGAGTCCGAGGAGCTGCAGCTGGCCTTCGCAGAGCGCGTGATGGAGGTGCTGCAAGCCTCTGGTCAGGCGCCCAACAAAACCCAGCTCGCTGAGCTCAAGGAGACGGTTGCGCAGGAGTTCCGGTTCAAGATTCTGCAGGCGGCCCAGAACCGCGTCGACCGGATGCACACCAAGATCGAAGACCAGTTCGCCCAAGGCGGGTGGGCTGATGCGTTCAACGAGTTCATCACGGACCTCGTCACGTTCCCAGCAGCCTTCGTCAAGGGGCCGATCGTTCGGCGCCAGCGCTACCTCAAGTGGGAGGGCACGAGCCTGCAACCGGGCGAGCGCATCGCGCCGGAGTACGAGCGCGTCAGTCCATTCAACATCTACCCCGAGCCGGGGATCACCCGGATCAACGATGGCTACATCTTCGAGTACCACGAGATGACGCGCACCCAGATGGCTGACCTGATCGGTGTGCCGGGGTATGACGACCAAGCCATCCGCAAAGTGCTCGAAGTGGGCAACACCCAGTCGTGGGTGCAGGAGTGGCAGAAGGATTCCCGCGAGGAGGAGGAGCGCAAGTTCCACACAGAGCTCCGCCCCACTGAGGTCTACGACACGCTGGAGTTCTGGGGCAAGGTTAGCGGCCGGATGCTGCGCGAGTGGGGCATGACTGAGGAAGAAGTGCCCGATGAGGACCGCGAGTACGACGCCAACGTCTGGGCCGTGGGGAACTACGTCATCAAGGCTGTGCTGAACTACGACCCGCTGGGGGAGAAGCCCTACGCCAAGACATCGTTCATCAAGCAGCCCGGCGCCTTCTGGGGCAAGGGCATCCCCGAGATCATCGAGGACATTCAGGGCGTCTGCAACGCGGCAGCCCGGGCACTGGTCAACAACATGGCAATCGCCTCGGGACCGCAGGTCGAGGTCAACCTAGAGCGCCTGCCGCCCAACGAAGACATCACGCAGATGCAGCCGTGGAAAATATGGCAGGTCCTCAACGACCCTCTGGGGTCGTCTGCGCCGGCAGTGCGGTTCAACCAGCCCAACGACAATGCCAACACGCTGGTGGGGGTCTACGACCGCTTCTCGCGCATGGCTGATGACCACAGCGGCATCCCTGCCTACATCTACGGCGACACCAACGTGCAGGGGGCAGGGCGCACAGCGTCGGGCTTGTCTATGCTGATGGGCTCCGCGGGCAAGGGCATTCGGCAGGTGGTCATGCACATCGACAACGACGTGCTCAAGACCATCGTGCAGCGCCAGTTCGTCTACAACATGCGCTACGACCCTGACGAGTCGATCAAGGGCGATGCGCAGGTCGTGGCCAAGGGAGCGGTCAACCTTGCGGTCAAAGAGACGGTCAACGTTCGCCGCGTGGAGTTCCTCAACGCCACGGCCAACGAGTTCGACATCGCCATCATCGGGCCCGAGGGGCGTGCGGCGCTGCTGCGCGAGGTCGCCAAGGGGCTGCAGATGCCCGTGGATGACATCATCCCGTCGCGTGAGAAGCTCAGCATGCAGAAGCGCATGGCTGCGGCAGCACCGATGCCGGCACCCGGTGGCGGTCAGCCTGCCATGGAGAACACTGATCTTGCCGGCGCACCCGCTGGCGGGACCAATCTGATAAACGGAGGCCCGCAGTGAAGCAGGTCTCCCCCGAAGTAGTCCGCGCGCTGGCAGTCAGCGTCCGCCAATACCCGATCATCTTGGAATGGTTGGGAGAGTGGCGGACCTCGGAGCTTGAACGGCTCCCCAACGTCGGACCGCAGACCGTGGCACTTGCTCAGGGGCGGTGTCAGGTCTTGTCGGAGCTGCACAGGCTCATGACGGAGTCCCCTGACTTAGCAGCACAGCCCCGCAGGGGCAGCTGATCCAATCACGCACACCCGAGAGGAGCGTCTAAATGGCCATTCCCGCGCAAATTCAAAGGCAGTCTGAGGCTGTTGCCAAGCTGTACGAAGACCTGAACTCCGAGCCTGCAGCGCAGGTGGAGGCTCCGGCCGCACAGACCACGGCAGCCAACGGGGCAGGAGAAGCTGCAGCTGAGCCGGCGTCCACCGAGCAAGGGCGATCCGGCACCACGAACGAAGACCAGACCTACGAACAGCGCTGGCGCTCCCTGCAAGGGATGTACAACGCTGATACCACTCGCCTTCGGGCGGAGAACAACCAGTTGAGCCAACGTCTCGGTCAGCTCGAACAGCTGATCGCGTCGCTTACCGCACCCCAGCAGGCAAGCACGCCTGCACAGGTGGCCGCGGCAAAGCTCATCACCGAAAAGGACGTCGAGGATTACGGGGATTCGATCGAAGTCATGCGCCGCGCAGCTCGTGAGGAGATGTCGGGGCGTGACCAAGAAGTCGCAGAGCTGCGACGGTCGCTTGCCCAACTCCAGAACAACGTCGTCCCCAAGGTGGAGAGCGTTGTACAGCGACAGGCGCTGAATGCTGAGCAGATGTTCTGGACGGAACTGTCGGCGGAAGTCCCCGATTGGCGCGAGATCAACGCCAACCAGAACTTCCACAGCTGGCTGCTCGAAGTCGACCCGCTGTCCGGCATGACCCGGCAGACGTACCTCGACAGCGCGCAGAACCAGCTCGACGCCCGTCGTGTCGGAGGTTTCTTTCGTACGTGGCAGTCGCTGAATGGTAATTCTGTTGCCCAACAAACTCGGAACGTAGCTGCCACTCAACTCGAAAAACAGATCGCACCCGGGCGTGGGCGCACAGCTGCTGGTACCACAACTGGTAATGCAGCCAAGCCTTACACTCGCACAGATGTCGCCAAGTTCTTTGACGATGTGCGGAAAGGTCTGTATAGGGGGCGGGAGCAGGAGCGTGACCGGATCGAGCGCGACATTTTCGCTGCACAGCGAGAAGGTCGTATTACGTAACCTGACGACAGAGAGGATGTAACTGTTGCTTGACTTCCGACCTCAACTTACGCATACGCTAGGGGATAAACTTAGCGGAGGCGGACGTATGGGACCGGAATATCTCGCGGGATTTTTTGATGGCGAAGGGTGCATAGACGTACAGCGCAACTATCCGAAGGGTAGGGAAGGGCAGCTGTACGTGCGTCCGAGGGTTAGGCTTGCTTTGGCGAACAGCTGCAGATTCGTTCTCGAACGACTGCAGACCACGTACGGGGGCCACCTACTCGGGCGCAATTCTGGGGGGCGCAACCAGCAAGACTCTACGAGCTGGGAGCTTCTTTCTAAGGCCGACATGCACCAAGTGCTGCAGCACATACTGCCGCATCTAGTTATCAAGAAGGCGCAAGCGGAGCTCGTACTGTGGTGGCTCGACAACGCGTCGGGTCGTTACAGTGGGCGCGGCGTGGGCGCCAGAGTCCCAGAGGCGAGACAGTATTTTGTGGACGAGTTAAAAAAGATGAAACTCGACCCACTTCGTGCTAGTCATGCTGCAGTAGCGCATCTTTCCGAGTTGCTACGCTAAGTGAAAGGACATTCCATGGCGTATCCTGTAGCCCCCGGGCGCCCCGACTATTCGGGTAACTTCCTGCCAGAGATTTGGTCGGGTAAACTGATCGAGAACTTCTACGACTCCACCGTGCTTGCTGCCATCAGCAACACCGACTACGAAGGCGAGATTCGCAATCAGGGCGATACGGTCAACATCCGTACCCAGCCCAACATCACGATCCGCGAGTACGTCAAGGGTCAGAACCTCGTCGTGGAGAACCCCGACGCGCCGAAGCTGCAGTTGGTCATCGACAAAGGCGAGTACTTCTCCTGCGTCGAAGACGACATCGACCGTGTCCAGTCGGACATCAAGTTGATGGACATGTGGTCGAAGGATGCCTCCGAGCAGATGAAGATCAAGATCGACCAGCGCGTGCTGACCGACATGCTGCCGGGGATCGGCGCCCTGAACAAAGGTGCGACCGCTGGCCAGCAATCAGCAGCCTTCAACCTCGGCACGACCGGCTCTCCGCTGACCGTGACCAAGGACGGCGCCAGCGCCACCACCTCGGTGGTTGATCTGATCGTGGACATGGGCACCGTCCTCGACGAGGCCAACGTCCCCGAGTCGGACCGCTACCTGATCATCCCGGCTCGTATGGCTGGCCTGATCAAGAAGTCGGAACTGAAGGACGCCTCGCTCACCGGCGACAGCATCACCCCAGTCCGCAACGGCCGTCTCGGCATGATCGACCGCTTCACACTTTATGTGTCGCACAACCTGAACGTTTCTTCGGGTAAGACGTCGATCATCGCCGGCCACAAGATGGGCTTCACCTTCGCGTCGCAGATGACCGAGATGGAAACGCTTCGCGCGCAGTCCACCTTCGGCAACATCATCCGCGGCCTACAGGTGTACGGCTACAAGGTTGTGAAACCCGAGGCGCTGGCGCAAGCCGTCGTCCAGTTCGCATAAGGAGACCTGATCATGGTTGCGTACACTGACTCCCTCGGGTTCTATAAGAACTCGGCTGGCTTCACCGCCAACTACACTGACCGCGTCAGCGTCACCGAGATCGAGCTCGATTTCGCCAAGATCGCTGCTGCTCGGACCGCTGCTGGCGCCACCGCGCTGACTTCGGCCGATACGCTGGTGATCGGCGTGCTGCCCAAAGGCGCATTTGTTCTGTCTGGCGTTGCGACGCTGGAGAAGGCAGAGGGCGCCGCGGGTAACATCGACGTCGGCATCGGCGGCGGGACCGTTGACTTCTGGGTTGACGGCTTCGATCTGAACGCTGCAGTGGGCACCACCGGCGGCTATGCCGACGCGACGGCCTACTACTGCGCGGTGAACACCAACATCCTGCTGACGCTCAACTCCGCCAGCATCGACGTTGCCCGCGTCAGGGTCTCGCTGGCAGTGGTCAACATGGGCGCTGACCTCGGCGTCATCCCGTCGGCCTAACGGTGGGGGCTTCGGCCCCCATCTCCCCCAGAAAGGAGACTGAACATGGGTGTTTATACAGGCATCTCGCAGGACAACGTGCGAATCAACAGCGGCAATGCAACTCTGCAGTCGCTGACTGTTACGGGTACTGCGTTGATTACCGACTCTGTCCTGAGCAAGCGTACACGCTTCACGGTTGCGCAGGTAAACGCAGGGGCGACGATCGTACCCGCAGTTACGGGTAAGGCCATACGCGTGGTCGGCGCCAAGGTGATCGCCATTGGTGGCGCTGCTGGTGCAGTGACCACGGTGGACATCATCGGTACCCAGACCACTGCTGCGAAGCTCGTCGCTTTTGCTCAGGCCAACCTGACACGGAGCACGGTGCTTACTGATGGCGGCACAGGTGCTACTGTCCTCGCGGATGGGGCGTCCTATGTCGCGAACGACGTGAGCACGGCCGTTACCATCGGCAAGACGGGCAGCGACGTGACGACCGCGACCCACATCGACGTAATTCTGCAGTACGTCCTTGTCTAACACAGGTCAGGCCCTCCGGGGCCTGACTGCTTCATGAGAGGATAGACCATGCCCGGCAAGCGGATCAAGAACCTCACGGCTCTCTCTGGTGCAGGTAGCGCCAACGACGATGATGTCGTGATCTTCGACACGACTGCCGATACCACCAAGCGTATCTCGCGCTCGCAACTAGCTGAGGGTATGCAGGCAGATGTGCAGGTTCTGACCAACAAGACCTTGGCCCTTGGGTCCAACACAGTGACCGGCACGACTGCCCAGTTCAACACCGCGCTGACTGACAACAACTTCGCCACACTGGCAGGCTCGGAAGTTCTGACCAATAAGAGCTTTGCGTCTGCCAAAGGGCTATCATCTACGGCTACCCCGGCTAATAACATTTTCGGGTTCGTTGATATTGTAGGCACAGCAACTTCGGCTGACGTGACCTTTGGGACGGCGGAAACTGATACTGCTTACGGGGTTATGTTCGGAGCGTTGACAACTGCGGGCACTCCGGCAGCAGGGTCCCATAATGCCTATATGACTGCCCGCGCCACAAGCGGCTTTACTATAAATGCGCAGGTCGCACCGGGTGTCGGGAATACTGTACGCGTCCATTGGATGCTGATGCGGTGATACACGTAGATAAGTCTCTACACTTCCTAGCTGCCATGCTGCCCGCGACACTACTGTAAGGACCAACCACCATGCCAACGAACCTGACGTCTCAGAAGGTCAAGGACACCTACAACCAGCTCCTCCATGTGGATGGCGGTCCTGAAGCCAGTGAGAAGACTGTCTACAGTGGGACGGGGGTAGCCACGGCGCTGAAGGTTGGGACGGGGTCTGCCTCGGTGGATAACGTCCAGCTGAACGGCAACACGATCAGCACGCTCGACACGAACGGGGACCTCGTCCTCGCGCCCAACGGCACGGGCTCGGTAAGCGTGGCCAAGGCAGCCATCACCGGCGGCACCATTGCAGGGATCACGGACCTCGCCGTCGCTGACGGCGGCACAGGGGCGTCCAGCGCCTCGGGTGCACGGACCAACCTCGGCCTTGGCACGATCGCTACGCAGGACGCCAATAGCGTCGCCCTCACTGGTGGCACGATCTCAGGCGTAGTGTTCTCGGGCAGCTTCACGGGCCTCACCCTGATTGAATCTGCTACACTGGCCACGAGCGCTGCGGCCGCAGGGGTTAACCTCAACGGCAACACGCTGGCTGCCGACGGCACCGATACCAACATCGACATCAACATCACGCCCAAGGGGACGGGCGAGGTGAACCTGCCTAAGGTGGACATCGACAGTGGGGTTATCGACGGTACTTCGGTTGGTGCGACTACTGCGTCCACAGTCCGCGGCACGACGGTGCTCGCCACGCAGGCTGTGGGGTACACCACTGGAGCGGGTGGCACTGTCACGCAGCTGACTAGCCGAACGACCGGGGTTACCCTCAACAAGGCCTCAGGTGCAATCACCCTCTTTGCCGCAGCGATCGCGGGGCACGAGGCCGACGAGTTCACCCTCACCAACAGCGAGATTGGTGCCAACGACGTGGTCGCCCTGTGCATCAAGTCCGGGTGCGCGGCTGGCACGCGCAAGTACTACCAGACCCACGTGGTCGAGACGGCAGCCGGCTCCTGCGTGATCTCCGTGGGCAACATCGACAACGCCAGCGTTCCGAGCGTAGGGACCGACACCCCCGTGCTGCAGTTCGTCGTCATCAAGGGGGTGGTCGCGTAATGGCCAAGACTCCAGCGTGGACCCGGAAAGAGGGAAAGGACCCCAAGGGTGGCCTCAATGCGGCCGGCCGGGCGTCCTACAACAAGGCCAACCCGGGTAAGCCCGGACTGAAACCGCCGGCTCCGAACCCCAAGACCAAGGAAGACGAGGGTCGCCGGAAGTCGTTTTGCGCCCGCATGTCTGGGATGCCCGGTCCAATGAAGGACGAGAAGGGCAAGCCGACGCGGAAGGCGCTATCCCTCAAAGCATGGAACTGCTGACATGGCCAGTCCCAAGCCCACCAACCCTGCGCTCTGGTCCAAGGTCAAGGCTGCGGCCAAGGCCAAGTTCGACGTGTACCCCAGCGCCTATGCCAACGCATGGGCCTCGAAGGAGTACAAGAAGCGCGGCGGCGGCTGGAGCGGCCCGGATAACCGGGTGAAGAAATGAGCAAGGGTGGGCTAGGCAAGTGGTTCGGAGAGAAGTGGGTCGACACCAAGACCGGCAAGGAGTGCGGTCGCTCCGGGTCTGAGAAGTCCTCACGTGCCTACCCCGCCTGCCGCCCGGCCGCGGCTGCTGCCAAGATGACTGCCGGCGAGAAGCGCACCATGGCGGCCAAGAAGACCGGCCCCGCGCGCAAGTCGTGGCCGGTGTCACCGTCAGGAAAAAGGAAGTGATATGCCAACCAAAGCACAGACAGCCAAAGTTGCCAAGGTCATGGGTGAGTACAAACGCGGCACCCTGCACGGTGGCATTGATCCCAAGGGTCCGAAGAAAGCTCCGGGCGTGAAAAGTCGGAAACAGGCCATCGCCATCGCGCTCGGCAGCGCGGGCATCGCCAAGAAGGAGAAGAAGTGATGCAGTATCTGCGCAATAAGAATGACGGGTTCATCTACGAGTGGCACCCGGTGCTCGCCAAGAACCCTCTGTGCGAGGAAGTGACCGAGCAGGAAGCGTATCCGGAGCGCTTCATGACGACGTCCGTGGAGAAGGCCAAGAAGCGCACGAAGAAGATTGAGCTCGTAGCTGATGACAACCTGACCGAACCGGTGTATAGTTCGGCGGAACTGTCGGCAGACGCATCGAGGAACTTGCCTGAATGACGCCAGCGGAGGTCATAACTGAGGTTCGCCGTCTGGTGCAGGACCAGCTGGTTCCGTATCGCTACAGCGACGCGGTGCTATTGGGGTATGTCAACCAGTCGCTGCAACGTATGGCGATCCTTCGACCTGACCTGTTTACGGACATCGTCGACATCGCGACCACTGCTGGCGCAGCTGTACAGTCTCTGCCTGCCGAAGCGATCCGACTGGTGGACATCTTCCAAGTGAAGAACGGCAACGCGATCACTGAGGTTGATCGTGAGACGATGAACCGAAACTACCCCGGCTGGATGAACGAGGCGTCTGGCACGCCAGTCAATTTCATGCGGCACGTCAAGAACCCAGACCGCTATTTTCTCTACCCCCGCCCTGCAGCGGGGGTCGTTCTTGTCGGAGAGTACGCCAAGAGCCCGATCGACTATACGCTCGACGCCTCGATCGACGTCATCTCAGACACGTATTTCCCAGTGTTGGTGGATGGCGTGGTCTACCTTGCCGAGTCGATCGACGACGAGCATGTTCAGTCCGGCCGGGCCAAACTGTTCTACGACAGCTTCGTGGGGCAGCTGGGCGCCGGGTTGCAGAGCCGCAAGATTACCGACACGAAGCAGGCTGGTATGGATAAGGGCGAGGTGATCTGATGCCGACGCGACTGTTCACCGACCTGCTTCCGAAAGTGCTGCCCAGTGTGCCCGGGTGTCCGCAGCCTCTGGCAATCCAGCACATCCGTGATGCAGCGATCAGGGTATGCGAGCGCACACTTGCGTGGCGGTACACGCAGCCCAAGTTCAACCTCCTGCCGGGGGTCCACGAGTACCTGTACGACAAGCCGGTCGACAGCGAAATCCACGTTCTGTTCGGCACGATCATGAATGACTCCCCGCTGGAAGTCCTGATCCTTGAGCAGGCCATCGCCAAATATCCGGAGTGGGCTGACCTCTATAGTGGCGAGGACCCGTCTGTCCTGTGGAGCCAGACCGCCCCCGGCTCGTACAACAGCTTTGAGTACAACGAGAACCTGTTCAACGACAATGAGCCCTTCGTCCTGCCTGAGGCCGTGGTGGCCAAGGCGGCACAGCCGCGCTCTGTCACGCAACTCAGCCCTGACAAGTATGTCGTGCTGCCGCTGCCGGATGCTGAGCAGACCTATGCTATACGGATGTTCTACGCACTGAAGCCCACCCGCACCGCGGCCGGCATGGATCAGGTGGTCTTCAACGACCTTGAGGAAGTCATCGCGCACTCGGCGCTCCAGAACTTGCTCGTGATGCCGGGCGTAACGTGGTCTGACCGTGAGCTTGCGGTCTACCACGCCAAGCAGGCATTGTTTACGACGACTGAGCGCCGTGCCCGGGCCAATCTGGGCAACATGCGTGGCACGATGGTTGTCACAGCCCCAAAGTTCGCGTGAGGTAGACAATGGCAACGCCCAAGTTCAGCAACAACGCAACAACCACCACGGTGGGACTGCTTAGCAGCGCGGCGACGACCATCGTCGTAGCTCCGGGCACGGGCGCCCTGTTTCCGGCGCTTGGGGCGAGCGATTACTTCAAGGCGACCCTGCAGGACACCAACAATAACTTCGAGATTGTGCAGGTGACTGCTCGCGCCGACGACACAATGACGGTTGCACGGGGGCAAGATGGCACTCTGGCGATCCCTTTCGCGGCTAATAGCCGTTTTGAGCTTCGAGTTCTTGCGAGTAGTGCGCAAGAGTATCTCGACAGCATCGACTTCCTTCTATTGTGAGGACACCATGCCCGTCATCCTGAAGAACAACGCGTCCAGCATCCTCGCTACTGCGGTCAGCGCGTCCGATACCGGCATTGTGGTGGTAGACGGCAGCCAGTTCCCTACCGTCCCGGCAGCGAACTACTTCTACGCCACACTGGTTTCGCAGGCAGGGACAACTGAGATCGTCAGGGTCACGGCACGGGCGGGCAACTCCATGACTGTTGTACGTGCACAGGACGGCTCCACAGCGGCCGGTTTCCAAGTGGGCGCGCGCGTCGAAATGCGGGTCAATGCGGCTACTCTGAGCCGGGATTCCATCTCGGTCAGAGAGTTCGGCGCTGTCGGCGACGGTGTTACCGATGACTCCGCAGCCATTCAAGCCGCATTGGATGCTGCTATTGCCTCTCTGGCGAGCCAGAGGAGCGTTACGCTTTATATCCCTGACGGCAGCTATGTTCTAGCCAGTGCTGTGACCGGGAACATTTTGGTTCAGGAGAAGACCCTTAATATTGTTGGGGGCGGTGTGGATTCTTGTTGCCTGATAGTGACAAACACCACGGGCGGGATTTTGATCGACGCAGATAACAATAAGACAGCAGTACACCTGAGAAATGTCTGGTTTGCATGTGAAATTCCGGCGGCAGGAACAGGCTTCCGCTACAGGCAGACGCGGCAGACTGGGCCTTCTGGTCGACGCATGTTCACAGCAGAACATGTTACGTTTCGTCCTACGGTGCGGCTGTCGGCAAACTACTTTGACATTTGCTTGCATGTGGAAGGCTTTTACAGGCCTCTGCTTAATTCTGTAGTGTGCTGGCTCGGGCAGACCATGACAGCGTATGCAACAGCTATTTGCAAGATGGACAGCTGCTATGCTATGAACATCGAGAATAGTTACTTTGTTGGAAACGCGATAACCGGAATTTCGAGCGTCGGTGGCGCAGAGGAAGGCGGGTGGATTTTCAAGTCTATTGTCAACGGATCGCGTATCGGGATCAACCTGACCCGCACTGCAAGAGAGCCGAACTTTAGCTTGACTAGCAACCACATCAATACCCGCGAAGCGGGGGTTTACGTGAACGGCATCAAATTCCTTGAGGCGATCGACAACCTGATCTACTGCAAAACATACGACGAGTCCGTTGGACCTGATGCGCAACCGGTCACATTCAAGGACTTCCACTTGGTCGACTGTGATGCGTCCATTTTTATTGGCAACGGCTTTCGGACGGGCAACAACGACAAGCGGTATCACTATTTTTGCTCACCGGGCGGTGTAGACGAATTAGGTAACGTAAAAACGAACTCGGTTGTTCGAAATATTCAGACATCTAACTCGGGCTACTACGCAGCTTTGGGCGCTGGGTACTGCCCTATAAAGGTAGATGCTACCATAAGCAATCCCAGCAACCTCTACTTTGACTTGCCGGAGTTTATATCAAACACTGACTTTACGAGTTACCCAACTCCGTACTGGAGCGTTTCTGCACTGGCAACAAATGTTCGCATTGCTTTCGGGCAAAACATTGTATCATTTGGCGAAAGCGCAGCAAGCGTTCCGGTTTACCATTATCAAGTCTCAAGCACCCCCGCTGTCGGGGATGCCATTGTCAGCGTCCAATCAAGAGGAAATAACTCCTCACTAACAGAGGTGACTTATAGCTCATCCAGAACACTTTTGTCAGACATAACTCCCGGAACGGAGGATGCAGCGTTCCAGCAGTTTGTTATGGTCGGCGGAGACCTAAGGCGCGTATTTGCAGTCGGCAATGGCGTGAGCGTGGGTATCCCGTCGGGCGACCTTCTGGGAAATGGAAGTTTGAATATTGCGGGTTTTGACACGACTGCCGGTAACCTATACGTTTCTCTCAACAATAGCGCCGGCGTTTACAGTGGGGCAGGGACGCCAGAGGGTGCCGTGGTGGCGAGAGTTGGCTCGCTATTTCTTCGGATCAATGGCGGTGCAGGCACGACCTTTTACGTCAAGGAGTCCGGAACCGGGAATACTGGCTGGGTGGCTAAATGATAAGTCGCCGCACCGCCAAGCCAGCAGACTCAGAAGAACAATAGCCTACCTGAGGACCAGCCATGACTGATGATGTACGATTCGACCGTATCGAAAAGAGCCTAGACAAGTTCAGCGACAAGCTGGACGAGTTGACCAAGGTCGTGACCGATCTTGCTAGGGTCGAGGAGCGCATGGTCACGCTGTTCAAGCGCATGGACCAATACGACCGGAGGCATGACTTGTTAGACGGTCGTCTAACAACCGTGGAGGATAACACCACCCAGCGCGGGGTGGTGGATCGTATTCTGGACAAGGCGCTTTGGTTGGTGTTCGGTGCCGGTTTGGCCTTTGCAGTCAAGGTATTCGGGGGATGAGACAGTGGACAGATCGCAGCCTGACCAACCTGCACGGGGTACACTCTGACCTCCGCCGGGTCATGGACCGGGCGCTGCAGGAGGCACCGTTTGCCTTTGTCGTGACCGAAGGTCTGCGCACGCTCGCCCGGCAGAGAGAGCTTGTCAGGATCGGTGCGTCCAAGACGCTGGAGTCCCGGCACCTCACCGGCCACGCTGTCGATCTGGTGCCCTATGTGGACATCGACAAGGATGGCAGGGTCGAGGTCGAGGAGATGTACGCGTGGCCGCTGTACCACAAACTCGCGCCGGCCATCAAGGCTGCTGCAGCCAACGAGAAGGTCGCCCTCGTATGGGGCGGAGACTGGCGCAGCTTCAAGGACGGCCCGCATTGGGAACTGGATCGCCGGGTCTATCCGGCAAAATGAGGAGAAGATCATGACTGGTGAACAAATCGCAGGCGTCGTTCGCGCTATCGTTGCTGCTCTTGGTGGGTACTTTGTCGGCCAAGGTGTGACTGATGCCGAGACGGTCGCTACCGTCGGCGGCGCCGCCGCCACGCTGGCCGCTGCTCTCTGGTCGATCTACGCCAAGCGCAAGGCCGAGTGATGGTCTGGCGGGTACTCCTCTCGCTGCTCTTGGCTCCGCTTGCCCTAGCGGCGAGCTGGTTTGGTGGCAGGAAGTTGGCCCAGACTGACGCCAAGCTGGAGGTAGCCCTGCATAATCTGAAGGTCGTACGCGCAGCAGAGGAGATCGAGGATGAAGTGGAAGTTCTTAGCCCTGATGCCCTTAGGACTAGGGCTCGTGTCTGGGTGCGCAAGCCCGACAGATGAGTGCCTGTGGACAGAAACGCTATACTACGGCAGCGACAACGTGGTAGACTGGTTGGCAGCGAACGATCCGTCGCTGTTGACGGGAGTGACGTCGCACAACGAGAAGCGAGAGGAGTTCTGCAAATGAAGAAACCTGCCCCCAAGTTCACCCCCTGCCCGGGTTGCCCGGCGCCGAAGAAGTGCAGCGCCATGGGCTCGTGCATGAAGAAGGCCGGCAAGAAGTGACCACGACCAAGATCACCGAGTTCAAGGGGGCGCTCCCACGAATCTCCCCCGAGCTGCTACCCGGCACTGCAGCCCAAACGGCTGTGGGCGTCAAGCTGTACTCCGGTGATCTTACCCCCACTCCCGTACCAGTGGTTGCCGCAGCGGCTGGCCGCACCGGTGCAATCCGCACACTCTATGCGTTACGGGAGCCAGTGACCGACGCCCTAGAGTGGCTCACATGGGCGAACGACGTCAACATTGCGACGCCGGCTGCTGATGAGCTGGACGAGCAGAGGTTCTACTATACCGGCGACGGCAAGCCGAAGGTCAGCACCTACGCCCTAGCGACTGCGGGGGCAATACCGTTCCCCGTAGCCGGCGGCTACTACGACCTCGGTCTGCCGCTCCCGACCGCTACACCTGCGGCGGTCCCCACGACATTCACCCTCGCGACCTCGGCAAGCGTGGCCCGCGATGGCGGCGGCAACGT